GTTTAGAGGCGCCCCGTAAAGTTCGCAACAGCAGGCATGTTACCAGTAAATGCGTAAGTACCAACATGCTGAGTCTTCATCCATGGACACAAGAAGATTTGTCCACCAATCTTACGCCACATTTGACAGAACATATAATCTTCACTTAGGTAACGATCAGAACCACCGCCAGTGATAGAATCTTTGTAATCAATCACAGTATCAAAATATGCATGAATGTATCGTGATCCATCAAAGTTTGCTTGACCAACATGATCTGGCTTATAGTGAATCATAGGATAAGCATCTTTCATTTTCTCAAACACTTCACGCTTAATCATCATGTAACCTGTTCCAATTTCCATGACCTCAAGAGGTTCAGTAACAGAGAAAGTTTTCGTGCCTTTTACTACGTTGAAAACATATTCACCAACTAGATTTTCTAGTTCTTTGACTGGAAGATCGGGATGCTTTCGGGCTGCTTCAGCGACATTTGCCCAATTGATTGCTTTCTTTGGATACGGACCTCCGATAACATCTTTATCAAGTGCCATCAATGCGAGAACATCTTGTGCGTTATAGTTGATATCGGAATCGATAAACAACATGTGTGTGTAATCTGTACGTAGAAATTCATCTACCAAGTAATTTCTTGCTCTTGTGATGAGCGATTCATTGAACAGAAACGAAAACTTAGTTTCGATTCCATAACGAGACATTGTATTTTGTAGGTCAAGTGAAGATTTGATATACAGACCGTGAGCCATGCCACCGTACATAGGTGTGGCTACGAAGAGTTTATTTTTTCTTAGTTTTTCAAGTTCAACTTTAATTTCCATAGTATATCCATAAAGTAAAAAAGGGAGAGATACTATTATATATCATCTCCCGTGTGCTTTTTCTAAACTATTTTAGGCAAAAGCTTTTTGACCCATTAGGCGCATAAACTGGACACCAGCAGCAATGACTGCTTTAGTTGGCTTGCCAAGTTTGTAGTATTGAATCTTGCGACCATCTTTCAAAGTTTTGGTATTGGTATAGATGGGATATCCTTCCGAACGAAGTTCTTCGATTCGAGCGGATACATTAGTGATGCCGAAACGTGCCCGAGCTTGCGCTACGGTCAAAGTGTTATAGCCATCGGTCTTCGAAAGATAGGCAAGGATTTTTTCTTTAGCAGATTTCATTACAAATTACTCCAAAAATTAGTCGCTCAAATTTGATTATTTGGGGGGCGACTGTTCCCCCAAATTGTTTACATAGTATAATGTGTATTTGTGTGTATGTCAAGCATCAAAATGGTATTTCTTCATTATTTACCGGAGATGCTGGAGTTTGTGCCATCTGTTCAGCAACATTACCATCCACTTTGGTGTACAGATCCAAGAACGAAGCTTTGGTGTCATCATCAAAACGATTCAGACAGAGGCTAATGGCTTTCAGTTTGTCGCCAAAGATGCCGTAAGTTTCAACGATATGCACCAAACGGCGAGTGGAGATAACTTCATCGCAGCCACCATCTGCAAAAGTTTTGCGGATAGCATCAGCCCAAGTTACCAGCTTATCGGCAAAGTCTTTATCTTCACGACCAACCGCAGCGAGTTCTTTGTCGATAATCTTTCGTTCAATTCCCAACGGAGGAAACTCTTGCTCCATTGTGGTACGGAATCGTTCCAAGAATGCTTCATTCAAAACATTGGTGAACATATATCGACCATCTTCGGAACCTTTACCCTTAGTGTTAGCTGTGGCAAAGATTGTGAAACCTTCAGCAGGAGCAACCAGTTCACCCTTCTTTTTCAACATGAAAGGTTTACCTTCCAGAACACGCTGCAAACATGACAAGTTCTGGGCACCGTAGTCAATTTCATCAATACAGAGTACAGCGCCTTCACGGGCTGCGGTAGTGACAGGGCCATCACGCCAAACCATGTTACCGTCAACCAGAACATAGTTACCAAGCAGGTCAGATTCGTCGGTTTCGGGAGTCATAGATACGCAAACAAATTTGCGTTTTGCTTTGGCACAAGCCTGTTCGATACTCATGGTCTTACCGTTACCAGAATGACCAGAGATGAACACAGGGAAGAATCGACCAGACTCAATAATTGACAGAACATCGACAAAGTTGCCAAACGGTACATAATTTTTGTACTGTTTCGGAACCAAATCGGTTTCGTTCAGAGAAGTTACCACATTGTGAATGCGGGCTTCAGGAAGCACAGGTTTTGCCAGAGGAATAACTTGAGCTGCCAAATCGGCAGTCACTGGCGCAGGAGTTTTTGCTTTGTTTTTCACTTGCGGAACACGATAGACACCATGACGGATTTTATTATCCGGATCATTGGTATACCAGCCAGTGCTGGCGACACCGAATTGATTACAAATTTCATGAATCTCTGCACGACTCATTTCGGTTTGACCCGTAGCAGCCATTGCAACAAGAATGTTTTGCTTGGTAGTTTCACGCTTAGACATAATATAATTTCCTTATCAACTCAACATATACATTATAACAAGGAACAGCCGAACTGTCAACCATTCCGGCTGTTGTATTTTTACAACATTATTGTGTTGCCATTTTGCTAATAAATGTTGTCACAAGGACACGATTTACCGCTTTACTTTTGTTCATTTTCATGAATGCGGTTTTCAGTTTGTTTACAGTGACTTCACCAGTAATTTGCAATTCATCATTGTTAACCACCAAGTCAGCACCACCGGCGATAAGATAGAAACCATCAAACCCACTATTGTCACAAGCCAGAAACTTTTCTTTCATGAACTTTTTGCGAAGGTCAGAAACAATGAAACTGGAATTGTGACGATGCGAAGGATGACTCAAGCTTTTGCCATCTACCTTATGATACCAATGAATTGCATTTGTTACAGAACGGTTCGGAGTCAGATAGAAACCAAAAATTTTGGCACCACCAGTAACATGTTTGAACCATTTCTGGATAACTTCAGTCATGTTTCCATACTCATTAGCTCTGGCTTCAAAATGATTTTTCTTATCACGAATAATGTTCACATCGACATGAAGCAAAAACATATGACGATAATCACCATTTATTTTTGACCAATACGCATTTGTATTATCCGATTCACCATCATGTACAATCACCAGACTTGCAAGATCAAGTGCATGTTTTTTCTTGAAATCTTTCATTACAAAGCCGCAAGTATAGATTGCTTGATTCAACGGTGTGTTAGAAAGATACTCAGACAAAGGACGAGGAATCACACTACGGCGACCACCATGTTCAAAGCATTTGCGAATCAGAACCATGTTACGAACCGCTTGCGAAAACTCGGTATTAGACATACCAGAATGCAAGTATTCACGAAGGCGAACAGTTTTGAAAGCCATGTTGTTTTCTTTCTTTTCAAAGAATTCAGTTTTATGAACTTTGCGAATACTATCATAATCACCACGATCATATTGTTCATCGTCAATGATAACATCAATCGAATCGGTGAAACCATACACATGGAACGGAATGTTCACTTTGCGGCAGAACATAGTCAGAATCAAAATCTGTTCAATAGAACCAGCCATGTTATCTGACATTGAACCAGATTTATCCAACAGCAGAATCATACCATGATTTTTGCCTTTCGGTGTCAACATGACTTTACGGAAAATATTATCATCAAACTTGTAAGTAGCCAGTTTGTTCAGATCCAGATCACCAGTATCTGCCATTTTGGCTTTGCTAAAAGTTTTTGCTGCTTTACGCATTTCAAATTCTTTTACCAACAGATTGATATATTTTTCGTTTTTTGTTTTGAAGTCTTGAATCCATTCACGAACATTTGATTCTGTAAAGTATTCTTGCACGATACATTCATCAAAATGTTTTTTCAGATTTTTGTGAACAATCTTAGCCGGAGTAACCAGTTTAGCCATGTTGGGTTTCGGCAAGTCAAGATATTTGTATTCACGAGACTTGTCATCCAACAATTGGGTTTCGTTTTCACGATAGTTTTCATCAGTTTCACAATTCGGAGCAAACATATCATATTCAGCCGGATTGGAATCTTTGAAACGGTTTTTTGATTGATTTTTACTTTCGGATTGTTCATCACCATCTTCCGATTCTTCTTCTGATTCACCCTGTTCACCATCGGCATCTTCATCAGAATCTTCAGACTTGTTGCCAGATTGAGTGCCCTCGGTTTCTTCATCACCAGGTTCACCTTCATCAGATTGTTCGAACTCATAGTCGCCATCTTCATCGGCTTCAAAACCTTGAAGTTGTTCCATATAGGTTTCGAATTGTTCATCTTTAGAATACTGATAAATTTCATCAGTCAGGCGAACAACATCATCCCAAGTTTCCAGTTTCTTGACACGCTCAATATACTGCAATTCCATATCATTGAATTGAACATCGGCAGTGTATTGTGATTTTGTAAAGATGTTCAGTCGGTCGATGAATGACATACTGTTTACATCTCGACCTTCGAGACCAAAGAAATCTCGTTCCATCAGATTTTCAAAACCTTTTTGGAACGAAAGGCGTAAACCAGGATAACGGCGCTTCTGGCGTTTTTCAATGCGGGCATCTTCAATAACATTCAAGAATGTTTTGTAGCTTTTGCCTTTTGCAGGATCAACAACAGAATCATGCCAACCTTGAAGCGGTGTATCAAGTGCATGACCAACTTCGTGACCGACAAGATGATCGTACAGATGACCCGACATATCTTTCCAAATAGGAAGAGTCAGGACACGATTTTTCATATCGAATCGAGCCGTTTGCGTTTTTGCATGTTCGACCATGAGGTTCTCGGTCGCCATGAGTTTCGCAAGGAGAGATTTTTGATTGCTTACAATGTTAGACATTTGATAGGTTCTCGTTGATTACAGTGTATTATGACACGACCGATCCGAATTGTCAACAACTATTTTTGTTGTCAAAAAGAAAACGAAAAATCATTGAAAATACAGTGTACTACAGAACCTATCAATTGTCAAGTGTTACACTTTTGGCAATCTTTTCAGAACCAAACCATAATTGTTGATACCCTTTGGTGGTACAAAATTGTCAACATATTTCAGTTTGTTTTTCTTGAATGGGCGATAGTCAACGAAATGATGAACTCGACCGTAGCGCCAAACGACACTAGCCACATCAGGATGATGATCGACAAGCATTTGTGATTTTGCTAGTGTACCCGTCGGATCTTTCTGATTGCCTTGCTTACCATACAATTCTGTTGTGTTACCACCACCAACTGTTTGTGTGGCTGCTTTACCAGATAAGAAAGCATTGAATTGAATTGTACAGAGTCCAGCTTTCAATACTTGCAAGCATAAATCAACATCTTCGTTATATTTCAGACGCCAACGATATGGACAATCATTTTCAATCAGAATGCATGAGTATACTTTTGTATTCAGATAGTAAGGTGGATACTTTTGACTAGGGGCAACAAAGAATCGATAGTTGAAACCTGCGACAGGCACATTCTGATAGCGGTCAACAAAGTCTTCTGCCATCTTGAAAATGACACCAGACTCCACACGAATACGCTGATTCTCATTCAGACGATAGAAGTCTGTAATGTTATCATCGATACACCAATGGCGCTTGAATCCGTTTTCTTTTGAGTGATCCCACAACCAGTTTCGTGCAGGATAGGAACCAAGACCTAGATTACTAAATGGTAGAACCAATAAAGTAGCATAGTCTTTCAGATTGAATTTCTGAAGTGCTTCAGTGTATGACTCTAGGTCTTGAGGTTCAATCACAATGTAGTGTGGTACTTTCATTCGTGTGAGCGAACGAGAAGTCAACATAGAGTCTGCTCTTCCTTTGGATGGGATGTACAATGGATACTGTGGATTCGTCATTCTTCAAACCAACGCTTCAAAGTGTTTTCATCTTTTTCTAGTTTAGGATACCAAATGCTCTTAGTCTTATCTGTAAGATTCTGGTCAATCAATTTAGCAAATGCTTCATAGTCTTCTTGATTTCTAAAGTTCAAATAGATTTTTTTGTATGGTGGTTTATCTTCTTGAATAAAATCTGGCATTCCTACCCAATGTTCTTTCCAATCATGACCTTCAGTTTCTTCAAGTATTTTCTTTTCTTCTTCATCCAATTCCATGAAGTCAAAGATACCAAATGTTTTTAGCGTTTCATTACTCATGCTTTACCCTTCTTTTGTCGCTTGATTTTTTTGATCAGTTTAGCTTGTTTTTCTCTCGCTAATTTTACAGCAACTGGACCAACATGATTGGTAAACTTGACGCCATTCATGTGATCGAGTTCATGAAGGAAACATCTTGCAGACAATCCATCCATTCTTGCTCTCATTTGAACACCATTTTCATTGGTGAATTCGGCAACAATCCATTCATTTCTAGGTATGTTTAGATACATACCAGGAAAAGAAAGACAACCTTCTTTGTCTTTTTTCAGTCCGTCAGACATTTCAACAACTTTAGGATTGATACAAGTGATTACCTGTTCATTGAACCACATGACAAAAACTCTGGCTTGAACACCACATTGATTCGCAGACAATCCAAGACCACCATATAACTTCATTGTCATCTTCAATCGTTGAGATAGTGTAGTCAACTGTGGATTGGGAATAGGTCCAGTGACTTCAGGCATGACTTGACCCAGCATGAAATGATTGTCATCATACAATGGCAATGGATCAATCTTAGTCTTGTCAATCAAATCTGTTTCTGTATCAATAGTTAGTATTTCACTCATTTCATCACCTTTGAAAAATTCTTTACTTTTTGAAATCTAATCGTTGTACTAAACTTATCTTGTAGATTATCTCCTTTATGTGAGATAACAAACAAATTTACATTTTCTAAAGAATGCAGGATGTTCATTAGATTTTCAGCACCATTGTTATCTAAGCTAGAATCAAACACTTCATCAAGAATCAACAGATTAGTGTTGGTTGAATTTTTTAGTTTTGCAACTGCTCTCCATGTCAACATGAGCGCCATATCAATTTTAGTTTTCTCACCCTCCGAGAAATTACTATATGTAAATTCATCTCTGTGTCTTGACTTGATTGTTTCTTTGAACGACTCATCAAGATTGAAGTTCACAAAAAAGTCAAGTGACGATAAATACTTGTTGACCAGTTTGTTTATCACTGGGAGGTACTGTTTGACAATCTTAGTCTTGATGCCAGTATCTTTCAACAGAGAGGATGCGGCTTCATAATATGTTTGTTCTTCTAGCAATGCTTTCAAGTCTGCTTTTAGTTGTTTCAAGTCAGAAGATATTTTATCTACTTCTAACTGTTCTTTTTCTGTCACTGTCTTAGTATTTTTCAACTCATCAATCTGCTTCTGTAGACGAGCCGTGTTCTTATTGATCTGGGTGATTGTAGTATTGTCGGTTGCAATACTTACCTGAAGAGCATGAATCTTTTTCTGGGTCTCTGCAATCTCATTTAGTTTCTTTTGTTCTTCTTCAAGTTTCTCAGTAAGTTTCGTCAAACCAGTTTCAGACTCTTTCACTTTACTTTCCAAACTCTGTAACTCAGTTGACTTGAACGATTCGGCAATGGCTTGCCTGCAAGTTGGACAATCATCGTGTTCCTGAAAGAAATTGATATCCCTACGAAATTTGGTTAGATTGCTCTCAATTTGCGATTCAAGTTTTGTAATCTGTTTGATCTTCTTTTCCGTTTCAATCTTATCAACAACCAGTCCGTTGAGACTTTCGGTTTCGGCGGTTGACACCCTAACATTCTCCAATAGGGACGATACTGTTTGAACATTACTTTGTATCTCTGATTCATACTCTTTTACCTTCTCATCATTGTTTGCTTTCAACTGTTCAATGTGTTTCTGTTTCAGTTCAAGAACTTTTTGTTGCATTTCAATGTCATGCTTCTTGTTGGTCATCAAGTCTTTGTTGTTTGCGACTTTATCTTTGACGATACTATTCATCGTAGAAAAGATTTGAATGTCCAACAAGTCTTCAATGATTGCACGACGATCAGCAGCAGACAATTGCATGAAAGGTACGAACGATGCTGAACCAAGAATAACAATCTGCGTAAACGATTTATAGTTCAGTTTTAGAATATTCTTTTCCAAAACTTCTTGATAGTCTCGTGATGCAGCATCTTGATTCAACAGTTCACCATTCTGGTAAATCTCAAACTTATTTGGTTTGATTCCACGAATGACTTTGTACTGTTTACTACCAATATCAAACTCAACCTCTACAACACAATCTTTTTGATTGATGGAGTTCAACAGATTTGGTTTGTTGATGTTACGAAACGCTTTACCAAATAACACAAAGCACAATGCGTCAAGCATTGTTGATTTGCCAGAACCATTCTCACCAACAATCAAGGTGTTCTGTGTTTGATTTAGTTTTATTTCTGTCCAATAGTTACCAGTGGAAAGAAGGTTCTTCCAACGAATGGATTTGAATAAAATCATTGTGTTTTTTCAGTGTCTAATGCTTCAATATAGAT